TCATTCAAACTATCACGCAGTTCGTTGCGCTCTTCTTCAGTGCAGTCATCACCACACAACTCATCAAGGATTGCATCCTCATCAACTGGGTTGCCATTGTTGTTGCTCAACTCAAGGTCAAGTACCTGCGTGATATGTATCAAGGTCAGGTCAAGAAACTCGTTGAGCAGATTCTTCCACGTGACCGTGATGGTAACTTCCGAACGAAGACCTATCGCAATCCGTGGGGTAAGGTTGCGCTCCGTGAACAGAAGACTAAGTTGGCTATCAGTGATAGCGGTATGGCACTACGCTTTGCACAGCAAGAATGCCCACAGGCTATCAAGACAACTGAGAGTATTCTAGTGAGTATGATTCCTGACACAGTGAAGGACAAACTCTTCAATGATGCATCCGTTGCTGAGGCTTATGGATTCCACGTGATTGAAGGTGACAACTCTGTTGCGATTACAACTATCGAAGGAGATAAGAATGAAGCATCGTAATGATTGCATCAACTGCTTGAATACACTACTCATGATACGTGCAACCTTGCACAATACTGCGATTAGTAGTGAAGCATCAACTGGTCAACCACAGTACCCACTCAAGAGAATCCTTGATGGGATGGATGAGACTATCGAGTTTCTTGCTAAGGAAGTTCACACTACTGCTACCGAGCGGAAGCCACGAACACTTAGTGATAAGTTCAATATGTTCGTAGGTCTGAAGAGACTATGAGCGAAGAGGTAGTACACATCGGCAGTCTGTCCGATGCTGTATCTATCAGTGAGACTGGTCTTTCGGTAGTTCGTGAACTATCGTTTGACCAGTGGTCTTCACTTATGGGTACACTCAGTCGGATGGATACAGCCTTCCAGTTTGCCTTAGGTGATGCCTTGAACTACGGTTCTAGCCGGTACGGTGAACGCTACTCACAAGCAATCGAGATGACTGGGCAATCTTACCAGTCGCTTGCAAACTATGCGTGGGTGGCTAAGGCAGTGCCTTCTGAACGAAGAGTCGCTGGTCTATCGTGGACGCACCACAGGGTAGTCGCAAGGCTTGAGCCTGAGGAGCAGTCACGCCTATTGAATGTGGCTAAGGATAACGACTGGACAATCTCTGCACTTACGGAAGAGGTGCGGGGTGAGCCAGTGGTTAAACCTGCCACTGAGTCTGTGATAGTCCCGGAAGGGATGTCACCTAAAGAAGCAAGTGCTGTTTTGCACAATGCTACGAAACTGTGTCACGACCTTTGTGACTCATGTCCATTCAAGAAGTAGTATGGTAGAGTACAGTCCCGGCGCAAGTCGGGACTATGTAAGTATGAGGGACAAAACTATGGTAACAATCTTTAACGGGCGATGTCGTACGGCATCTTCATCTGGCGATGCATCATTCATTCAAATAGAACACCGTATACTCAAGCATCTTAAGGAGTTTACAGGCAACGAGTGGCTGGTCTTTACCGCACTTGCTTTGCACGTTGACGATGAGGGGCGATGCTTTCCTTCAATGGCACGTATCATGCACGTTACCGGACTCACTGCTCCCACTGTACGCTCTGTGATGCGTACCCTACAGGACAAGCGCATCGATGGCGGAATCGTCCTTTCAGTGACTGACAGATTCGCTGAGAATATGCGACAGACAAGCAACGAATACATCCTCTTCCCCGGCATTGAGGGGGTAAAACTTTTAGGTGGGGAGGGGAAAGATTCTATAGGGGGGGAGGGTACAAAAGTTTTAGACCCCTTTAACAAGAACCACAATGAACTAGAACCAATTAACAAGAAGGGTGTACGCACTCGTGGCGTATCAAAGAAGATGCCTAGTGCTGATGACCCTGCTCGTGCTGTGTACTGTGCATTCCGTCAATGGAAGTATCCACAGGCAGACCCACAAGACTTCAACCTGAGTGAATGGACTAGTGTGAACTACATCATTCGTCAGATGGTCACGAAGGGTGTAAGCCCTGAGACATTGGTCAATGCCTGTGTGAACCTGTCAACCAAATGGAACAACACTGATATGGTTACTATCCACTCCTTGTGGAAGCACTGGTCAACTGCAACGCAGTTGGACAACTACGGGCTGAAGACTACATCAAAGAAACTCACGACGATTGACCACGCTCAGTCAGCAGTCAGCGTGATGCAGTCTGTAAACAATCTTCTTGACAACTCCTGATAGTACAGGATAGTATTGATGTGGGGGAAAGAACTATGGCATTAGACATCGATATGCAAACACACGTTGGCTGGACGTTTCCAGACCAACTACTCGCTGAGTGTGAGCGAGAGGACGATGAATCCAGTCTCACCATAACGTACCACGGCATCCTAACTGACAAGGTCGTGGAAGAGGCAAGGAAGATATTCCGCAACGAGCCAATCGACCCTGAGTTGTTGAAGGATGGCAATGAGTGGGTTGAGAAAATCAAGTGGGCTATCGAAGTAACAGATGAAGACTGGCAACAGTCAGGTGCGCCTCCAATGGATGAGGAAGAAGTGCTTGACATGATTAGTCACTGGATTGATGAAGAGGTTCAACCAGAGATTGACCATTATGTGGAAGCAAAGTTTGAGTCGTGTGCAAGTGGAGAGGAATGGGAGAACTACTATGACTGAGAAGACATTTGGAACGGTTGCTGGAATCTTGAGCGCAATGCCAGCACAACAGCGATGGGATGATGGTGTAGCCACTGGCTATGCCATCGCACTCAAGGATGTGGATGATAAGTCCGGTCTCGATGCAGTGATTCAACTACTGAAGAGTGAAGACTATCGACCTTCACCTGCATCCATTCTGCGTAAGGTCAGGATGATTCACTGTGGTGAGACTAGCGTCACACAGATGTTCAATCGGATATGCAGATATCTCTCTGATGTGCATCCTATGAATCGAACCGAGAAGGAAGCCCAGTGGTTATCCGAAGGTGAACTGCACCCATTCGATGTCGTGGCAATCAAGTACATCGGTGGCTGGGGACGAGCCGGTTCAATGGACAGAGAGAGGCTCCTGAAGGCACTTGATGGCTGGACTAACGACTCCACCGAGAATGTGAAGATGCTTGTTCAGAATGACGTAAAGAGGATTACAGAATGACAGAACTTGAAAACAAGGTATCCGAATACCAGCGCAAAAAGCGTGAGATTCATTACCCACACGATGTGATGGTTGAGATGAGTTTCCTAGGATGTATCCTGCTCGGAGGCAAGAAGACCTTTGATACTGTCGAGTATCTAGTCAATGAGCAGGACTTCTATCGACCCGGACATCAGGCTATCTTCACTGCGATGAAGAAGGTCCTGAACGAAACACAAGGCTCCTGCGACATCGTTCTCTTGAATGAGGAGTTGACGAAGGCTAATCAGATTGACCTTGTCGGTGGGCTTGCCTATCTGATGCAACTGGGTGACCTTGAGTACACCACTCAGAACGCTCCAGTGTACGCAAAGGGCATCAAGCGATACGCCAACCTGCGTAACATCGTCATCAACGCTGAGTACGCTATGGGGAGAGCGCAGGAGACTGATACGGACCCTGACATCATAGCATTGGACTTTGCTAAGGGTACTGAGAGTAAGGTCGCAACGAACACCATTAGCAACGCTAGTGATGTACTACGAGCTGGTATCGATGCAATGCGCTCAGGGAAGCGCAAGGGGATTCCTACAGGCTTCTCTGACATCGAGCGTGTTGTCAATGGATGGAAGAACGGTGAGTTAATCATCGTCGGTGGAAGACCATCGATGGGTAAATCATCCCTAGGATTGCAGTACGCAATCAATGCATCCGTTCACTGCCGTAAGGAGGGCAAGGGTGGAGCGTTGTTCATCTCAGTCGAGATGTCCGAAGATATGATTAGCCAGCGACTCCTTCAGATAGTTGGAGGCATCAATGCTCAAGGACTCGGTGGAGCATATATCTCACAGGTAGAGCAGAGTGCTATCATCAAGGCTCAGTCTGAAGTAGATACCCTGCCGTTGTTCTTCTCTACTGAGACTCCAGTAACAGTCGCATCGATACGTGCTAAGGCTCGTGAACTGCAACGTCAAAACAAGTTATCCCTTCTAGTCGTTGACTACTTGCAGATGCTTGAGACTGGTAAGGAGACGCAAGGTCGAACACGTGACATTGGCGTACTCAGCCGGGGACTGAAGTCTCTTGCCAAAGAGTTTGATATTCCAGTGATTGCACTGTCATCCTTGTCTCGTGCAAGTGAACAGCGTAACGACAAGCGACCTATCATGTCTGACCTACGTGAGTCTGGAGACATTGAGTCTGATGCTGACGTGGTACAATTCCTGTACAGACCAGACTATTACGATGAGAATCGGTCCAACTGGGATGATGACAGTCCATCTGAGACAGAGATTATCACCGCTAAGAATCGTAATGGTTCCATCGGAGTATCAAAGGTCGAGTTCAAGAAGTCGCTTGCTAAGTTCAGCGACATACAACTAGAAGGGTTATTGTAATGGAAGTAAAGCCACGTGGAGGCTACAAGAATGTTAGCCGTTGGCAGAAGATTGCTATTGAAGCAGTACTAATGTACGGAGGTAGGCAAGCAGCAGCAGACCATTTGGATATGCCTAAGAAGTCTTTGGATGACCTGCTGTATCGTGCGTATCGTGCATTAGATGTAAAGAACTTTGATGAAGCAGTCAACAAGTTGGGTATCAAAGAGAAGTTGGGATTCAAGGTCAAGGGAGATGGCAATGAACTTTCTGGGAATAGTGCTTAGTGTTATTACTGCACTCATTGTATTCACAGTGATTGGATTCACCTACATATCAAGAAGCATCGAAAATTACATCAATGAAGGGGAAAAATGATAGGCGCAAAGACAATATCAAGCATCAGTAAGTCTGGTTACGGGAAAGACGTAAAGCCTAGGAAGCCTAAAATCATTGACCAGATTCCAGAAGATGTTCAACTACGCATAGTAGACCTGTACAGTCAGGGTATGAGTATGCGGAAGATTGGTGAGAAGTTAGTCAGTGAAGGTGTACCTCATCCACAGACACCTGTTCCGTGGGGTACTGAGGCTATTCATCTGGTGATAAAGCATCACAAGGAGAAGACACTGTGACAGGAGTCGAAGCGTTACAGGCATTGCGTGAAGGCAAGAAGGTAAGACGTGGTCATTGGAATAGTGGAGAGTATTTATCTACATACGTAAAGTGTGACGGATTACCTGCAATTGCCCCATCACCAAAATACAATCAGACTCGTGGAGAAGATTTATATCATCTAGAAGATGCAGTACTCCTAACAAACGAAATACTAGACGATTTCTTATCCGATGACTGGGAGGTAGTGAAATGATACTTGACAACCTGTCACTTGTGACATATACTTCTTGTGTTAATGCTCATAGTTAACGTCCCCCAACTATAAGGTAGCAGTTCAGCCACAACTGCTACCCTATTTTTTATCTGTAGAGGGAAACCTTCTTAGTTGTAGAGTCAACGTCAATCTGTAGGTTCTGCCACGAAGCGAACTCACGTACAGGAACCATCAATCGTCCTTGAATAAGAACTGTGTTACAAGGAATCTTATCTTCATCCCAGTATGGAATAGAGTCGAACGTCAAACGAACTTTAGTTGCTTCACCATAGATTGCTTCAAGGCATTGACGCAGACCAGCGTACAGCCGACCATCGTGCGATACAGCAGTTACTTCATCTGGTCCAATATCAACTGTCCACGCAACTGTTGATACAGTATCCTCTTCATATAGGTCAGACCATCTAAGAAACACAATAGATGACTTAGAGCGACCTGTGTACATATCAGTGCGCTCAACAACCTTAGTGCCGTTACGGCTACCGTCAGTGTTGCTGTTGCCTTCAATGGATGAGTAGACACCGTCTTTGAGTCCAGACACAAGCAAGATGTGTATGGCATCATTCTGGTTCTTACGATTAAGGATAAGACCAATGTCACCTACCTCAGGTGTAGTGTGTACAATCTTCAGTTTCCTGCCACGTGCAAGCCATAGGTCACAGTCGGCAGACAATCCTAGATACCAATCCTTACCAGTCATATACTTCCAACGATTGGCTACTGCACTCATGTATGACGCACACCAGAAACTACCCACTGGTACGCCAACCGCCTTATTCCAAACGTCGATGTGGAATCCCCGGTTGCTTCCTTCCGGGGACTCTGTCGTGCCAACCCACTCTCGTGCGATGTCAATGAACCGTTGTTTATTGGACATTACGTGCTTGCTCCTCAAAGAACTCGTCTTCATCTGCTCCAAAGATTGTATATTCCCATCCGGGGACAGGGTTATCATTGTCATTCGCTTTATACTGCCACTTCAGTTCTTTTGGCGAATATCTCACACGACCACCTAGGAATGCCAGAGCTGCGACTGCACCTGCTTCTGCACCGGGGTACTGTCCACCACGACCAGAGACTGAATCGTATGTATCCATAGCATCCTGCGCCCACAGGTAGAAGAGTCTGTCAGCGACAAGGTTACTTAATTTAGGAGCAGGAAGGTCTATACCCATCTCAAGGAGAGCAGGGCGTGTTACTGCATTCCAATATGTCTGCAATGGTTTGTATGTTTCACGTGATGGCTCACCGATGATATTGCGTCCAGTAATCATGTCGTTAGCCAGAGATACAGCAGGTGATGCTTTACTCATAATCAACATCTTCAACTGGTCGGCAGTACGAGTTAATCTTTCTTCAGATGACTCACCCGGCTTAGTCTCAAGTCCACCTATAAGCGTACTCATAATTTCCATCTGGTACATAACTCCACCCGGAGCCTTGAAGACGTAGTCTCCAACTCGGATGGAAGAACCGAGTCCCTTGACTTCAACTTCAGTTCCGTGTTCACCGAATGGATTGAATCGGCTAAGAAGGAATCCGATGAAGGCAAACATACCAGCGGACTTCATGAACAGACGATTGTTCTCTGCACGTACGTATGGGTCAATGACTCCATATCGCTTGTACAGACGGTTCAACTCTAGTAACTTAGTACCCTTCTCTGGTGAGAATGTCGTGTACACAGAACGTAGGATTGGGTCGAACATGAAGCGACTTGCAAGCCACCGTGGTGCGAACATCAGGTTACGTAGGTTGCTTCCGATGAGGTCATCCATCTCCTTGTCACTGGAGAACTTTACGTCACCCTGCGCTACGTTCAACATACCTGCAAGGTCTTTTGCAACCTCAGTAAACTTAGATGACTTAGGGTTGTATCCAATCTCAATGTAGTGTTGCATACCTTGAGTAAACTTCATCATCTTGATGTAGTCTTTGGTCATCGCCATCGTTCGCTCAGATGCACCCTGTAGTGGTTGATGCTTCAGAAGTTGATGTGTAGGTGACAAGTCCTTGTCAACACCTAACTCATCAACATTCATAATCGTTGCACGTGGGTCTTTCTTACGGAGTTCAGCGAGACGCTCATCAATACGATGTGTATTAAGTGTAAGACCTGCTTCAACTCCCAGTTCGTAGAATGGGTTACTACGAAGTTCGTCACCGAGTTTATGGAACTCCTCACGACCGAGCATTCCATTCTGATTGATGATTGTTCCGTCTGACTTTTGATAACCTAGGTTAGGCTTCATCATCTTCAGTCCAATCATGAACTGATGTGCGAACAACTTAGGATTCTCAATCGGGTTAGCAGTTACCCAGTTCTGAATCAAGATTGCAGACCAGTCACCGCCCACACTGTTACGTGCTAGGTCATTCACGAAGCCGTATGGCTTCATTACCCAGTCAGTTATCTTGAGTGCTTCTTTGACCTTAGATGGGACTTCTGCTGGGTCTTGTGTTCGGACTACCTTCACAGTTCCGTCATCATCAACTGTTGTTACTTCACGTACTGGTGGCTTGACTGGACGTGCAGACCAGAGAGTCTTGTACGTGTTAGTAGTTGGAGCCTCCATAGGTTTACCGTATGGGTTGTACATAGCAGTAGGAGTACCTAGAGAAGACGGAGCGTGTGTACGCACTTCTTTTTCAGGCTCGTAATGCTCGAACAACTTAGATGCATCGGTCTCATATTCAAGGATTCCGATGCTCCTGTTCATCAACTCTTCTTTACTAAGACTAGCAAGTTTTCCTGAACTCGCAGGGAAGATAGTTGTAGCAGGTAGACCTAGTGCTTCATAGTTCAACTCAACACTAGCCAGCGTTTCGACTGCACTTATACGTAAGCCACCGCCAGCATCCAACAACTCCTTAGTGTTCTCCCACCTATCATTAATTGCTTCTCGTGTATAAGCCTTTGACTTCCACTGAGCATATGCAATAGCGTATACAGGATTGACTCCAGTTGTATCTTTAACGGATTGAGGTGCTTTGTTGTTTGCAAGCCAGTTCATAGTTGCTGATAGTTTCGTAGAAACTTCTGGGTCACGCCTACGGAACGAAGGCATATATGTTTCAATCTCACCTATAGCATCATAGTAGTTGTCTATAACCAGTTCATCTGGGTGTTGCATTCGAGCATTAGTCATCATCAATATGTCAAGCCCGTGATTGTCATTGATGAGTTCTTCAACCATCGACTTGTATTCAGATGGGACAGACTTATTATCGATTCCAGACATACGTCTTATTCGGTCATTGATAAACGACTTACCGGGGTCCTTAGTCGTAAGTGCAAGTTTAACCCTACGAGTAGCAGCACTTCTCCACGTATCAAGTTCCTTGCTATCAATAAGCACGTTACGAAGATTACTTGCAACCTTTGCAATATCAACTGCATAGTCAAAACTATAGGTAAGAGATACTACTGCTGGCGTACCACCTAGACCCTCACCTTCATTTTCGCCTTGTCTGTGAACTAACGTATCGTCCATATTTCCATTTCGTCGAGATATGGTATTTGCGGATACAAGACTTCCATCAGTGATATTAATCAAGGCATTGGATGCGTGATAGAGTTTTGCCTTTCCATTGACTGGATTAACAACAGGCTTGTTATTAACATCTGTAATGTCATCAAGTCGCTGGATGTAAGCCTTTACATATGAGCCGAGCGTAACATTTGCAGTACGAGAACCTTCATCTAATACATCTAGTTCTTGAAGTGCTTTGACACCAGCCCTTCTGTTTCCAGTAATGTTCACCTTAGCAAGCACTGCTTCCATTAGGTACTCAACCATATGGTCACGGTTATCGCCGAACATCTGGAATAAAGCAGAATTCCTATTAGACATTTGATTGACAATGTCAGGGATGATTTCCCAATCATTGTCGTTGGTGAATATTTTCTCTGCTGCTACATCTGGTGACTCATGTGTATTGAAGTCTCTTGACATTGGACCACCATACTGTGACCACGACTGAGCATCACGCTTACGTGCGCTGAACAGTGTTACACCACGTCCACTAGCAAGTGTTGCAGGTGAGAACGAGTTATTACTATCAGTAATCTTCAGGTGACCAAACTGATTGTTAGCATCTTTGTAGATAGTATCGATGCGCTTGTCAACACCAACTACACCCGTCTTGATTGCATCAAGCGGTGGTAATCCAGTCTTGCGAGAATCCTTTGAAGAGAAGGTACTGTAGGCACTTCTGCCAATCGTTTCAGACCACATACCCCAGATAGCCATTGGGTCTTGAGTAATAGACGCATGAGCAGCAAAGGCTAGGTTATGTGAATGCTCACCACCAGATACAACCTGCACGTTTGCACGTATAGACTGATAGATAGCATCAATGACTTCAGAGTGCTTCAGTGGCTTTCCGTCAATAGTAGTAATGCCACTGTTCTGTAGTAATGGATTGTATGGGTCAACACGTGTATCTGGCTGGATAATAACCTTAGATGCACCACGTGAATCAGGGAATCCAACTGTCAGTTCAAGGAACTTAAATTGCTTTGGTAGTTCCTTTATAAGTGCCGGATAAACCTTCTTGCTATCAGTGTTTGATATGAACGTATCAGGCAACTTATTAAACTGATTACCAGCCTCAGTCCAACGCTCAAGCGTATCTGGAGCAACATTCATATCAAACTTAGCAGGTAGGTTAACCGTCTTGCCCCTAACAGCAGACAATGCACCCTCAATGGTTTGCCGAATCGTTACATCAAACTTAGGATTCGGGTCTACTCCGAAGAGGTTTGGTGCGGAGAGATTAAGGACATTACGCGCTTCATCGTAGTTGATGGCATACCCCCGACCATTTTCATTTCCGAAATTCCAGAGCCTTTCAGTAGACTGGACACCTTGAACTGGAATATCTGCTTCAATGAATTTATCTGCGACTTGCTTAATGGCTTTACCGAAACTTTCGAGCGAGCCTTCATAGGACTTTCCTCTTTCCTCAAGATGGGTCATTGTCACAGACTTACGGTCTGGACTAATACGAATTGCAGGATACTCTTTCCGGATTGATGAATACACATCATCCGTAATTGCATCCGTTGAAGTGAATGTGATTGATGGCTCAACCGAATAACCCTTGTCGCTATACCCTAAAGGCTCAGTCTTGCCAGCCTGTGTATGTAGCAACAGGTTATCAATACCATTGCGTTGAACGAAGTCCAGTGCCTTCTTCAATGAACCGAGTGTGTCGGTTGCGTCAATGGTTCCATCAACAACAAGAACGTCATTGATTTCCAACGTACGGATATCAGCAGTCCCATCGAATGTACGATGTGCATCCGTAACTACACGGTCATCAACGAACTGCTTGATTACATCTCGTGGCACACCATCGTATGTTGCGTAATGAGCAAATGCTTCAGGTGTTATCGAATGTGGATTAGAGTTACCTGCTATTCTCTGTGCTGCTTCTTTACGAAGTGTTGCGTCAGCACCACGTCTCCGAGACTGGTACAGGACATTGCCTCCTGTGTTTCCAGCCCCACGTTGAGCATTCGATTGTCTCTCACGATTCTGTAGTTCCAGCGTACCCGTGTAGGCTTCAAGAGACTGGATAGTATTTGCGAGGTCTTTGAGTCCTGCTCTTGTCCATTCAAGTGTGTTGAGTTTGGATGTTTTTCCGCTGGCATCTTTATATGTATATTCCTTGAGGAATTGTCCCTCACGAAGTGAACCAACGACATTAATCCACTGGTTATAATCAGTATGACTTACGTCATTAGGTATGTTTGTTATGAGACCGTAATTCAATGCACGGTTGGCAGCAGACATCGTACGGTTACTGAGACCTAGGAGATAACCCTTCCACTCAGTACTAGTCCGCTCCATACCATCCTTGTCCAACTTAATTATCTTGTCAACAAACGGAATAACACCATCCTTTGAATCGGTAATCCTATCTAGGAGACCAGATGGATTATCCTTCATGAGTCGTTCATTGGTATTGGTGTATGTTCCACGAAGACCAATGATAGGCGTTCGTACCTTTGTTGAGGAGTCAGTCTGTGTGCTGTAACCACTGACCCACTTGACCATCATTGAGCCTAATTTCGGACTCATACCCTGAGTGATTCCACCTACACTAATAATCTCAGATGGCATAACAACTGTAGAGCCAAATGCATTCGTATTCTTAGTATCTGTGGTAATGATTGCTGAACTTACTGGGTCAAGTAATTCAACTGTAACCATAGGCTCGTGAATCATGCTGTCAGGAATAAGACCCGGACCCTTAGGCTTCTCCTTAGTCTTCAACACAGTTGCACGAACAAGTTTGCCATCTATCTGAAGAGTTACTGGGATACCATCCCAAAGGAATACATTGTTATTGTCGTAAGGGACAGACCACTCAAGGCGGTTAGCCCTCCAGTTGACATGACCAGCAGCGTCCTTGAATCCATAGGTCTCTGCATATGCCTTCTGCATAAACCCACTTATCTTGCCCCAGATGTCATTAAGTCTAGCCTGACCAGATGCTGCACCACGCAACGATACAGGAGGTGTTCCACTGAGGAATGACTGTTCCATTGCGGTTGCAAACATCTCGTGCAACTCATATGGGATGTAAGACTCATTGAGTTTAGTTGGTTTACGTAGTGTCTTACCAAAGCGAGTGGCAAGTTCACTAGCCATATGCACAGGCATATTGTCTAAGATTGCATGACTAATCTCGTGTACGGTAGTTCCGATATCAGAGTTGTTAGCCATAACGAATATAACCTGTTGACCTGCGTTTGTCCGCTCATCAACAATAGTCGTGTATCCACCACGCTTCTCGAATATGTTGTCGTAGGCACTGTCCAACTTAGGACCGGCATCAATAACCTTGAACACAGGGATGTTCGTCTTGTACCTATCGGCAACCATCTTCATGCGGACACGCTCTATGATGCTACGCCGTGCGTCATCACCAGTGATGTCCTCAAAAGTAAGACCCTTAGGTACGAAGTACTCTCCGCTTAATTGATTGTAAAGAGTTGCAGATGAAGATGCCTCTGAATCAATAGCCTCCATAATGCTGTTGATGCGTGGCATATCGTATTGCTGTATCAATGCAGCAGCACGATTACGCCGTAGAGCAATCTTCTTTGCAGCCTTACTTAGATTGTCGCTTATTGGCTCTGGGGAAAGAGGCTGTCGGCTTTCAGCCTGTGTCTTACGCTCTACAGGAATGATTGCTTCAACATCCTGCATTACCAACTGCGCTACGTACAAGTCACGATTTACAAAAGCGTGAATCATTTCATCGTAGTAAGCAGCAACAGCCTTTGCAGCAGTAGTGGAATCAGCGTCACCCTTTACCTGACCACTGCGTACAAGCATATCCTTTAGAACAACTTCAAGTTCTTGACGATTCCTTGCCTTAGCAAGTACTTCATCGATATCGCCAACACCTTCTACAGATGCACGAATGCGAACAAGCGAGTCACCTTCAGCAACTGTTACATCACCGGGCTGGACATTCTCAAGGTAACTTCCTTCATCTACTGCTTCAATGTCACCTTCAGCAATCATTGTCTCTTGAGTAGGAGTGAGTGTTACTCCTGCTTCAGCGAATACATCGAGTGCAATATCTGGAACGAATGAACCATCAGACACAATGTCGGCTGGTGTCATCTCACGTACTTCAAAGCCAGTTGATTCTGGTGTTACCTCTGCGGTTGGAACCTCAGTAAATGATTCAGGTGCAACAGGCGCAGTAGTTTTACGTACATCATATGAATCCCACTCACCACGTAATCTGCGTAGTTCATTTGTAATACTTGTTGTAGATAAACCACTGTCACGGGAAGCACCAGTAATTACGCTATTAATCCTGTCAAGGATTGGCTTAAACTTACCAGCACCAGAACTACCTGCCCTAGGAGTTGTATTGTATGTACTTAGTTCTGTGAAGAAGATATTGTCGGTATGTGGCAATTCTTCTTTAGGTATTGTCATGAAGTCTGGGTCATTAGTTTGCAGACTTCTGAGGTCACCATAGTAATTGTTTAAAAGGTCTGAACCATCCCGTAATTCCTGTTGACCATACGAATCAAGGATGTTCCTACTTGAACTCTTGTTTAACCAACCATCTGAACCAAAGCCAAAGAATGGATACCACTTACCGGGACTAACAGCCTCACCAGTAGTTGCATCAACCTTAGGGTTTTCACCGGAACTAAGATAGTAAAGAACATCCTGACCCTTGATATTAAGAATAGTAATAAATCGTCCACTGTGACCTACAACTTCAGGTATTCCAGTAACGCCATCAGTACGCTCAAGGTCAACAATCGCTGGTCCAGTAATCTGCGGGAACTGCTGGATAGCAACGTCTGGACTCAACTGAAGTTCAGGTCGTATAGCAACTACACCCGGCTTATCCATCGTTGTTACAGTTGATGGTGTAACCTGTGGCTCGGCTACTACAGGAGCAGGAGTTACCTCTACCTCTGGTGTAGCAGTAGTTGGAGTTACACCCTCCTGTGGGGTCGCTGTTGGCTCAACCTGAGCCTCAGTAGTAGCAGGGACTATAACTTCCTCATTGACCGCTTCATCGACCTTAGCGAGAGCATCATCAATATTCCTACGTAATCCCTCTGCTGTGTCAGGTCGCTCATTGGTTACAGGATTGACATCACGATTAATGAAGTCAATCTGTGGAGTTACTTTTCCTTGAAGGCGATATGCAACTTTAGGGACTTGTACATCACGAACATCACCAATGGTGTTGTCAAGATACTTAGATACAGCACCTAAGTCAGGAGACCCGTAATAACTAGTAATCTCTGCGCCACTAGTTTTGTTGAACCAACCACTCATTGGGTCTATGCCGAATACTGGATACCACTTGCCGGGTGGAACATCAGTTTTTCCACCGTATCCAGTGGACAGGTAGAACGGAATGCGAACACCATTGATGTCAGCGACTACAAGTTTACGACCAGAGAAGTCTAGGATAATCGACTTACCACGAGTCTTGTTTAGCGTACGCTTTCCAGTTGCTGGGTCAACCTCATCACTAAGCGTTGCTGTCTCATAAGGAATCTTAGGAAACTCAACTTCAACGCCATCGATGACAACGCCATCCTTGAGGCGATTCTCAATCTGCGCCTTGCTGGTAGCACGTGCCTTACGTTGTAGTGGTTGGATGTTCTGCGTATCTGGTTCAAGTGTAATCTCAGGCTTTACACTTACAGGTGCTTCAGGATTAACAGTTCGCTTACGTCTTTGCTTTACAGTCTTAGGTGGAGCAGGTGTAACGTCTGCCTCAGACTCAGCAACTACATCAGGAACGACAGGAGTAGGTGTTGTAGCAGTAGCCTTACGTTTACGTCCAGTCCTACGTGCAACATTCTCTTCAGTAGTTGTAGGTGTAACTACTGGTTCAGCCTTGCGAATCTTCTGCATTGGAACAGAGGTCTTAAGGATAGAAGACTCTTGTACAATGAATGCGGGTTTGGTGGGTGCATCGGCATCAACGACCACTGGTCCGTAGGGTGAGTTGTCTACAACTACACCCATTCGGGATTGACCAGATGCATCCACAAACTCAATCAGAGTTCCTTCATCAAAGGCATACTCTGCTTCTGCTCTAGTAGCAGCCAACATCTCATTCGTTGCTGCCTTGATAGACGCATCAGCCTTAGCCTTGATATTCTTAGCACTCTCACCAGCAGTGGCTAGGTCTCGCTTCTTGTCAACAATCAGAGTCCTTGCACGTTCAGCACGTGATGCTTGCTCTGGTGTGAGCAACATAGGATGATTCAAGTCCTTAGTCGTTACACGGTCAGCCGTTGCACGAATAGGACTATGGAACTCTTTATCTACAGTGTAGTTCGATGGGTCGTATGCAGGAATCGTACGAGTGTCGTAGATAGTTTGTGGTTGACCCATACGTTCTACGTTGACGTTAGGTACGACAATCATATCAACGCCAGACGTAGGTGATGGCAACTGCATCACAACGTGATTCTCATCTACCTTAGAGACAATACGTCCGGGGACAAGAGTATCACCCATCCAGAACTCATTCTGGAAGTTGTTCTTCAGTTCAGGATTACTTAGGGTCTGAAGGTCAAAGTTCTTTAAGATGTCACGCTGTACGTCTGACTTTACATAACCAGTGGTATCGGATGGCTTGATACCAAACTCCTGCATTGCACTGAGTGCCTTCTTCTGGTTAGCAGGAGCAAGGGTATCAACACTAACTGTGTTATACGTTGATGTTCCATCAGGTCGGATGACATTAATCTTAGCGAAACCGTCATCAGTGAAGCCAGCCAACTGCTCGAAGGAATCGCCGACCTTTTCAGCCTTGAGTGCTGCTGGTCCTTTGACGAATTCCTTTACACGTGCGAACGTACCTGCATCAGGTGCAATGCGTGAAACAGCGTTGTATACATTATCTCGCAGGTCAAGTTCACTAGGACCCTTACCCATACGAATGTCAAGGTAATCACCGGGAAGGTCGTTGACAGACTTGACTGTAGACGTAAAGCCCTCACGATTGATTTCTGCAATACGACCACGTCCCATTGGAATGATGTTCTGTGGTAGTTCAAGACGCTCAGTTACATCAGTCCTGCCAGCGGTAGGAACATTGCCAGTAGGCATTCCCGGAGTAACCTTTGAAGGTACATTTGTAGGAGTTTTAAGTTGACCTAGTGGACCAAATGTAGGTGTTGTAGTGTCACCTATCGCACGTAATCCAGCCTCACCAATTGCATTACCAGCCTTACCAGCAACATCAAACAACCGACCCGCTGGTCCACGTCCTTCAAAGAGTGAACCAAACAATGTCTGTGCCATTATCTGGTAGAGAGGAGTCTCTGGTCTGCCTTCAAGTTTATCTTTCTCTCGCTGTGCAATTGCTTGACGCAAGTCAGTCATGCCTTCAATACTGCGTTCTGCAATATCAGACATAAACTCTTGACCTTCAGCACTACGTGTGAATCCACGAACACCACCACGTGCAATGTCAAGATTTAACTTCTGTCCAGCCTTAGATGTAATAGCACCTTCAAGAGTCCCATCAACAAAGTTGTAGAACTTTGAGTTGGATATACGACCTGCCATTCCTGTTAGTGGAGCGGAAGGAACTATTGACTTTGGATTGATACCAGCATTAATAAGCGCACGTTCAGCACGTGCAATATTTGCACCAGTCTTACCAGCAGCAAGACCACCCTTTAATAAAGTCAGACTAGGAAGTGTAGGTGTTGCAACTGCAAAGTTTGCAGCCATTTGCCCACCTATTGCACCATATGGGTTTGCAGCCGTTGCTTCAGCCATCTGACGCTTACGTGCTGCGTAAACATCATCACCTAAGATAGCCTTCTTGACTGCTGCCTGACCCTTCTGAGCCAACTCTGTAGCGTAGTAAGCAGTTGGCATACCGACTGCTATAGCAGCAGCAGCAGGACCTAATCCAGCAGTGAATGGTGCAGTAGGAGCAGCAAGTGTAGCAGCAGCACCACCAGTTAAGATACCTGCGCCAGTACCTATGACAGATGGAAGTACACTCTCTTCAAGGGTCTGCCCAAAAATACCTGCTTGCTCTACACCTAAAGCAAATGGATTATCAAGTTCAGGTTGCTTGTATGTATAAACCTTACGAGCAATCTCATCTGCTGATACACCAGCACCACGCATGACTGCTGCTTGCATATCTTTGGATGCACCAACAAATGGAGCAGCCATTGCACCAGCAGTAAGACCCATTAATGTACCGGGCTTGAATAGTGCAGATTGACCACGCTTCTGCTCAATGTCTCTTGCTTGCGTTTGGATAGCAGGAGCAATCTGCTCCTTAAGTTTTACACGCTGAGAGATAACGTCAGATAGGTTTGACTCTGCACCTAGAGAACGACCAGTGAAGATGGGACCATTAATGTCACCACCTTCCATAAGACCGCCGGTTTTCTTTTGAAGGTCGAACGGACTAAGTTGAGTAGTCCGCTTAATCTTGACTTCTTTACCATTCTGAATGACAGGAACTTCAACTGTCTTAGTAATGGGTTGACCTTGTTGGTCAAGAACAGGAATCTTCTGAATGGCTTGTATGCGCTGGTCTGCAACGCCACGGTATGTCTTAGCCTCAGAATCACTAAAGAAGCCTTGAACCTTACCGTACTCAATGCCCCTGCGATAGATACCTAAGAGATTTGTGTCTAAGAATGTGCGGTCATCTTCCGACAGTTCTTTGATTAACCTACGAAACCTATCTTTAGGGGCTTCAGCCATTGCTCGTTACTTCCTTAGGTATTCGGCTACCGCAGTTCCTTTTTTGGATATGTCTTTGCCGGGAACCCTTAATGCATTAGCCCCAACGGGGATGGTCAGCGCACCACCTTGAAGGCTAAGTCCTGCACCAGTATAACCTGTTCCACCCTGTTGTGGCACTGCACCACCGCCACCTTGTGGAGCAACCATACCACCGCCACCACCGGGAACCATAATATTAATATTAGGTGCTTGTTGTTGTCCGCCACCGCCACCCATACCTCTAGCCATCATTGCATTTAGCATTGCTTGCTGTCCAGCAAATCCACCACTGCCACCACCATAACTACCTGAAACGTCTATGTCACCTAAGCCAATTTCATTGAGCAATCTACCAATGACCATTGGATTATCAAAGTTACCAATAGTCCCTGCCAATTGGTCACGTTGCTGTCTAAGGTCATTTAAATTTTGAACAGCAGCATTATACTCATTTAGTTTCTTTTCATCTTTGAGTTTGCCAGTTGTAAGTACGAGGTCAGCGATTGCTTTATCTGCACTAGCAAGAGCAGATGCTGCTTTAGCCTTCTCACGTGCGCCAATATTCATTAGAGTACTTGCTGCACGTACACCTAATGCACGACCACGGTCAGCACTAGCAACATTAGTTGCATACAAACGAGCGTTGACACTTGCTTGCTGAATGCCTAAAGACGCACGTTTATAATCTCTCGTCCATTGGTCGTTTTTAACTTTTTGCCTAACCTCTGTCCATTTCTGTTCTAACCTTACTGGTACAGCATTAGCATCTACATTCAGTTTATTAGTAGTAGCCTTGATACGGTCAATTTCCCCTTGAGCCTTCTCAAGTTTCAATCCCTTTTCAGTGGTCGCAGGATAGGAAACTCTAAGCAGTTCATCAGGTTTTACGTACTGCTTCATGAACTTGTCACCTTCTTTGGTGTACTTAGTTGTCACGCCAGTAGTAATATCTGTCTGTTGTCCACCGCCTTCAGTACGTATAGACTCAGGAAGATTCTGTGGTTCAGTAATAGGCATCAAAGCACTAGTCTTACCAGTACCAGCCTTAGTACCTAAGACTTTACCTAGACTAGGAAGGAAGGTTTCAATAATATCGTCAGGTGCGCCTAGTGCCTTAAGTTCACCTTGACCATACTTGATAACTTCAGCCTTACGGTCATCTGGTGTCTCTTCTACCTGAGTGCGTATCTTTCTTGCTTCATCACGAATACTCTTTAGGTCAACAGCAGCAGAAGGTAAAGTTCCAGCCTGAATCTTAGATGGCTTAAGGAGTTGAGTGATATCACCAAAGCGTTTAGTAATTTCATCTTGAGTATCTGGGTCAGTAGCAATAGTACTGAGATACGACTCCCTAGATGCACGACTACGCTTGTAGTTCTCAAGTAACGCATTCTTAGTTTGGTCAGTAAGACCGGGGACCATTAACTTCTCAATGGTCTGCGCCTCTTCTAGTTCATCTTCACCAGCAACTCTACGGGCTTCTTTGAACTTATCCATAAGTTCAGCACCACGTAGTTTGCGCTCTGAAAGTTTAAATTGGTCATCTGCCCTAGCAATTCTATCTTGAGCATTAAAACCACTAAGTAATCCGGTAAGACTTGCCATTGTTAAAACCTCAGAATGTCGTTCATGCTAATGAATCCACCAGTCGGTGTAGTTGCATTAGATGCAATTTCTTCTGGTGAAAGTGCAACTCCAACACCATTAGCACCTGCACCTCTACTCATATATCTCTTTAGATAACGACCACTCATTGGGTCTTTGTAAAGAATTAATGTAGTGCCATCACTTTGTGGTTCTTCAATCATTTGATTAAATGCTGCATCAATACGCATTCTAGTAGACATATCAGTCACTGGCTGAACAGCCCCTATTTGCTGTCCACCCATTTGGGCTTGCACAAAATCAAATGGCTCTTGCTGTGAACGACCCTGACCAAAAGCATTGCTTCCAGCCATTATCGCTCCACCTAGTCCAGCGAGTGCTGTACCAGCTTGACCAGCAGCAGCCTGTTGTCTGCGACCTGCTTCACCTATTCCAGCAATAATCTGGTCTGCACGTCCAGCACCCATCGTCTCTTCACGACCTAGGTCAGCAGAAATATCCGCTGATGTAATAGGTGTACCTGTGCCACTACCTTGACGAGATGCAATAAACTGGTCGTAACCCTTTTTAAGTTCTGGCTGTGCCATACGTAAAAGGCTACCAATATCTTCCATCTCGCTCTGCCTATTAGCAGCAGACAAAGCATCTTGTCGCATCTTCAACTGACGAGCAGTCTCTTCTGCATTCATACCGGACTCAAGTGCCTGAGCCTGTGCTTGCTGACCTAAGAGTTGCTCTTGAAGTGCAGTCTGGTCACGCTGACCTAACATACTGAGAGCAGTAGCAAGTTGCTGAGGTCTCTGCTGTAACTGCTGTGTAGTAATGGCGTTATTAAGAGATGCTTCCCTAGCACCGGCTGCTGCAAGATTGGCTTGTTCCATACCAGCCTGTATGCCACCACCAACACCACGTGATGCAATCTTCTGTGCAAGTCCTGCTTCAGCACCACGCCCAATGGCTGTGTTACGTGCAACCCCTTCACCGTAGATAGGCGCAAGTTGACGGCTAGATAAACCATTCGTGAGAATGTCCATTAAGTCATTCTCAGCCTTGTCTTGCATAGGAGCAATCTTTGCCCTACGCTCGGCAGCATTACGAATCTGTTCAGCAGCAGAAGACTGTTGACCAGCAAGCCCTGCTTGATAGCGACCTAGTGCAGCCATATATGGGTCAGGTGCAGTAGTCTTCTTCTTACCAAAAATTCCATTAGATAGACTAGAAAGAGGGTTCTTAATACCCAGCATCTTATTAAGATTGACTCCACCAGTCATCTGATTGAACATCTTAATTTGCGAGTAGCCCGGAATCATAGAGTTGGCAGCCATATCTAGACCACCTTCAACTAAACCCTTAGTTCCACCACCACCCTGAAGAAGACTAAGGTATGGAGATGCTTGCTTGTAGTACTTACCTAGGTTACCCATAAAGCCAAATGGGTTGTAACGGCTAGGTGCTAGACCTCCAACTTTACCGCCAATTTGACTTGCTGTTACGCCGTATTCATCCATACTCATTAGTCTGCTCCGTTACTCGTTTCTTTACAATGAGTAATCCTTTTAGATAGTTCTTCTTGTACGTATATACGCAGTTCCATTAACTCATTCAACTTAGTTGCAAACGAAAGTAAAGTTTCATCTTGAACCTTACTTAGGATGCGCTTATACATTGCCACCCTGTCACTGTTCCATTCGTCACTGACAGAAAGGAACATACTTGATACTGTGCTGTCAGAGTCGTTAGTGTTGCGGGTTTCCATAAGTTATCACCAGATTGTACTGCCAATGTGATTGCATTAGCAGACGCATCACTTTTAAGTATAGTTATGATTCTGCCAACCGCACTATTTGAATATGGGAATGTCAGCGTAATAGCACCAGCAGTAGCGTCACATCTAAACATCGCAGGTGCATCATATGTAGTTGTACTTGCAGTAATCTGATAGACAGATGTTTCTGCTGGCACATACTTTACTCTCTCATTATATTGAGAAAAGTCACCCTCAATAGTAAGGGTGCTAGTGCCCGGTAGATTAGTAGATACCGTGATTGTATCTGGCGGTATGACAGGTGCTGGTATAGGCATTATCTATGTCTCTGTATTCCAGACTCAATCATGTGAAGATGGACTGCATATAACCTAAATGCATATAATGCTTCACTACCTTGCAATAATATTTGCCAGTTGAAATCAGATAGGTCACGACTAACACCACGAATAGCACGAGATTTTTCACCATAGAAAAAGTAAGATTTTCCATATTGAATTTGACCAGACGGAGATTCTAAATTCCATTGAATTTGTGTTCCTCCATCAGTAGCACCATCTGCATGAATATCTAATTGATATGGTCGGTTCTTAGCGTAATATGCAATTCCATCTGCATAGGCTTGACCATATGCTCGTGTTTTCAATACCCACCGAATAGTCTCGATACTTCTAAACTCTGGTTGACTTCCAGCAATTAATGCTACTGGTGGACCACCAACTGTGTATGAAAGTATAACTGAATTATTTGTAACTGTCTTAACGTAAAGTATGCCTCCAGCAAGTAATCCATTTCCACTTTTCGTAATAATGATTGGGTCATTTACTGCTAAACCACCAGTATTAACTGTTCCGGAAAATGTAAATGTACTTGTCCCTGTATTTACACCATTTGGTTTATATGTATATAAACTGTCGTAGAAATTGGTCATCTGTACAATTTGCCCACGTGTATCAGCAAAGTATAGTGACTCTCTATCATTAGATGTGGCAAGAGATACTGCACTAGTTACATCATAATTTGACGTAAAAGTTGTCCAACCTCCAATGCGTGTGTCCCAGACATATCCACCTCTGTTATTTAATTCACCTACAGTAGGAGCAAATAAGTAAACCTTTTTGTCATGTACTGTAATAAGGCTTCTTTTGTAAGATGCAGCAGATATTGAATCTTCAAGAGACGCAACACGATATGGATTCAACGCCAGTAATCCATCTAGTTGTATGGACTTAGGTATTACTTGAGTGCCAGCAAAGTTGACTAAGCCCGTACTATTCAAATACCACGGCTGACCCATAACAGTCGTATGACATCGTTTAGCAAGAAGCCCTATACCAGCCTCACGTAAGAATGCTTGAATAGCCCAACTCGTAGGTGCAAAACCAGTAACTGGATATACAGTTCCTTCTCGGAATACTAACAATACTGATGTAGTACTGTTATTCCTAGACATCATGTCACCGTGATAAGACATCATGCTTACGATTGTTTCTTTATCACTGGTGGAAGAAACATCAAAGGATGCACCTTTTATGTCTACCTTAGGGTCAGTAAGTAGTGGAACATGAGTTGTGTTTATAGTGTATTCATTATCTGCATTGAATAACCACGAAACCCAAAGCGTGTTATCTTTTCCTACCCATAGACGTTGCTGATGAGTAGTAATAGATGTTCCACCAGTTGGATAGTTATCTTGACCAGATTCATAAACATCACCCTGTGAACCTTGTGGTCCATCAGATAGAAGAGCAGATTCAGCAACATTATCAAGTAGTGTTATCTGTCCACCAGTAGTTGATAAAACGGCTAAATCAGTTCCATTGGTAGTGCTATCAGATACTTTGTATGAACCAATACATCGATATAAACCATCAGGATAAGCAGTACTAGCCCTATAGATAATAAGGTGCGTATAAGACACTGGTGAGTTGATGGTTTCAGTATTAGGGTTTAAAACAATCTGGTTAGCACTAAGGGCTTCAGTAGCAGTTAGTTCATTACTAACTCCAGTAAGTTCACTTTCAAATCCCTTATAGTAAACAGTTGATGTACCTGTGCCTACTCCCGGAACAAATGGCGCAGATGCTCCATCTTCTGGATACCAACGTGAATACCGATACTTATATTTAACTTGAGAAGTCAAATTACCATTGATGACAATGTCACCAATGTACATGAGGTCTTGACCATCAAATAGATTTTCTACATCACCATCAAACATAAAGTACACACGTGAAACAGCATCCATCTTAGTAGATGTAAAGCCACGTAGACTCCACGTCATGTATCCATTTTCAGAATCGTAACTTCCGTATCCACCCCATTCAACATAACCAGTATCTTCTTGAAGTCCAATCTTGATATTTGGAACTGAAGATTGAATGAATGCAGGGAATACAGTTTTTAAACTTAAAGAATCATATTTACTCCAGTCACGTGCAATTGGAGTAACAGTGTGTACTCCAGTTCCAGTGCCTGTAAAAGTAATAGGAGTTCCACCACGTGAAAGTGCTATACGTATATTGATAGACGATGTATATACAACGTAATAAGTAGTTGTTGTATTTATCTCAGTAGGAAGCGTATTAGTAGTCGCAAACTTTACTGGAGTCCCAACTGCTAATAAGGGACTGAATGTTCCAGATACCAATGTTCCTGCTGCAAATGTAACTGTAGTCTGCGGTCTCATTGTAAACTTGATTGCACAGTTCTTTAGAAGACCCGCATATCCAATGACATTAGAGTTATTTTGCATAGCCTTGATTTTGACAAGACCAGTGTTGTTATCAATTGCATCTGATGCAACTGTATTCAGTCGTGGACTAACAGCGTACACAGATGTCTTAGTAATGTAGATGCCCTTGCCATCACCTTCACGTGCATTGACATTCTGGACACTTACACGCAACTGTACTATTTCATTCTGATAGACTCTGAAGTCACAGAGGACATTAGCCTTAATCCAGTCATCACCTTTACGGGCAATAGGTGGAGCAACCACAGTAGATACATATGCACCGGGTATAGCAACAGCACTACCTAGTACATTCTTGTATCCTTGAACTGTAACGCTGATTGATTGACCTACAGTACTTGTCTGTTGGTCAACATTCAATGCCCACATACTAAAGAGGAACAATCCAGTTCCTTGAACTGTGTAATACGTATTACCTGTAGTAGCAGTAAATGTATGTGGAGTGCCATTGTTGTACTGACTAATCTTAAAAGAGTTAGCATCAACAATAGAAACAACCCACATATCATTGGATGGAATTCCAGTAGTTGTAACAAACCGTAATCTTTGACCGATTCTTACACTGTGAGCAGTCGATGTTACTGTGTCACCTAAGTTGGAATAACTACATGAGAATGGCGATGTGCTGTTATTATTATTGATGTAGTTAGTCTGCTCATATGGCATCGTAATACCTGAGGCAGGAATGTCTTGATAGATTCCATCGCCAGTACCATCAATCTGTACTATCCTAGTAGCACCTTGATTAGGTGGGCTATATATGTTTTGGTCGGTACTAAGGAAGTTGTTGTTTGAGTTAGTAACACCAACACCTTTGACCACGGGGTCACCAGCAATCTTTTTCCACGTACCAGACCACGCATTGTAACCAACCGCATAAGCAGTGAAGTCAGGTGTGTCAAGTTTATTAGTCTCTGCGCCAGTAACAAGAATTGGACCTACATTGCTATCAATGTACTGATGTTGACTAGCAGGAGGTATTGAATACTGCGAAAACGAATATGGACGTGCTAATGGTTTAAGATTAGGGAATCCTACTATCTGTGGAATTTGAATAGTTCCACCAACAGTTCCATCAGTTCTAAACAAACCAATTGTTGATTCTGCACCACTTACTGTTTTGCCGGGGACTCCATAGACATACTTGCCATAAGCGACCATTCGGACATTAGGACTATACATAGGTGTAGCACCAGTGCCGTAATCAGCAAGTTGCGTACTAGTATTCGTACTTGTGCTGTACCTAAATAATTTACCAACTGACGTATAAATAAAATCACTTGTAATACCATCAGCATTTTTAATTGGAGTCATTTCAAAAATACCAATAGCATCACTTGCATTTGGAATAATTTGTAATGTTCCTGTTCCAGTAGTTGTAAATGTCATTACTGGTCCACCTAAGGACCCAGAAATATTAATTACTGATGCTGATGGTGTTCCAACTACATAATATGTAAATGCTTCATTCAATGGAATTGGTGTTGAAGTTGGAAATGTTAAAGTTGTAGTAAATCGAACTGCTTGTCCTACTGAATATGTAAATGGAAATGAACCATTAATATTGGCACTACCACCGCTAGTGAATGTAACTGTAGTAGGATTAGTATTTTGTTCAGATGGTTGTAATAAACCCTGAAAACCATTACGAACAACAAGAGAACCTCCATCTAGTTGTAAGTTTTCTATTATTTCAGAAAGACCGGCTTCAAGTTTATTTGCATTGTTATATGTATCAATACCACGAAATGCACGGTCACCAATTACATAAGGCTGGACACCAGATGTTACAGCGGTTACGTCATTAGCCATTACAGTGACCTCTCTTCCATTGACTTGTTAATGTCTGGGTGTTACTAAACTGATTAGAAATCGTTGCTTCTTTGGAGAATTGATTACTCAAAGTCGCATCTGCACTAAATTGATTAGACAGTGTTGATTCAGTATTGAATTGATTATATAGCGTTGGGTCAACACCATACTCAGGGCAAGGACAAAGTATTGGTTCTGGAGATGTAGTACTTGCTGCTAATCGAAATACCCATCTACCAATTAACGATACATATCCGGCTGCCATTATGGAGTAACACCAGTGATTGGAATCGCAGCGATGTCAGATGTTACTGCTGCTGTCCACGCAATACTAGTTCCGTCTGCTTCATAAACAGTAAGTGTCGTAGCCGAAACAGTTACCTTATTACGCAACAGTTTCATTACATCCTTTACAGTACGACCAGTACTTGAGCCAGTAGCAATGTTACGATTAAGGATTGCATCTGCAATCTCAGCGCAAGCATCCGCAGATAGAGCAGTTGCATTTACTGCATCAGCACTTATAGTTCCAACAGTAACTGAACCAGTAACAGAGCCAACAGACCCAGTAACACTTCCCACAGACCCAGTATTATTATAAGACTGAGCAGTTGCAAGACTAAATCCAGCCTTATCTGTAAGACTTCTACCACCACCATAGGTCCATACATCAGCAGCAGTAATGCCTCCTCCACCACTTACTGTAGATACCTGTTGGTCTAGGTAATAACCAAACGTACCAGCAGCAGGTACTCCACTAGTAGGAGATGCAGTACTCCTCAATTGATTCCATACACTCTTAGTAATCGCTGTGTTTCCAGTAGTATCAAACTGACCACCTAATGTAATAGTGCCAGTATTCATAAGAAGTGTTTTAAGGTTAATGGCAGCAGTAGCATCATTATCAATACGGTGAATATCTACGTCAATTCCATTTGTTCCTGAAATGGAATACATAGTTGTATCGCCATTCTTACTTGACTGGTCACTACGCAGAAGTGCTTTACCAAATGAACCTGTAGCATTTGATGTCGTTCCATCATAAGTGCTGACTAGTGCATTCCATACAGCATTTGCTGTTCCAGTTGCATCTAGAGGTGCAGTATAAGTAAACGAAGCCATACGGCTAGTTATAGTTGCATTAAGGTTGTCAACAATAAGTTTTCCAATACTGCCGACAGTTACAAATCCACTTGTTAGTGCATCCCATACATTAGCAGCCGTTAGCGTAGAGCGACTACTAATTGTTGCATTTACATTATCTGCTAGTAATTTACCTACACTGCCAACAGTTACAAATCCACTTGTTAGTGCATCCCATACATTTGCTGCTGTGAGCGTTGACCTACTTGAAACAGTAGCATTTAAGTTATCGACAAGAAGTTTTCCAACTGAGCCAGTAACAGTATTATTAACCGTTAGGTCATCCCATATATTCTGAACGGCTGTAGCAGTGAGTGTACCAACGCTTCCAGTTACGTTTCCAGTTACGTTACCATTGACGTTTCCAGTTACAGTTGTTACAGAACCAGCCGTAATATTAGTCGTGCTGGCTACTGTTCCAGCAGGGAATGCGGTAGCAAGGAAGCCTCCCGGTTGAGTATAGGTAGGCATAGGCATACCAGTAACGCCAACACTATTCCATTGAACTGTATTAGCACTGACTATTCCACCAGCAGTAATAGCAAGTGATGAGAAGTTTGCTGGGAATGTAGGGATGGTCGTAACTTGAAGAGGGTCACCTGAGTACACATATCCAACCAGTTGAACAGTTCTTATTAGTGCATCACTAATACGGACATTAAGCACACCTACGCTGTCTAGGTTTGCTGCGGTCATTTCGTAATACCAAAGACCAGAATCAATATGTGTAAAGGTTGGACTAACTGGAGTAGTACCCGGAGTTACTCCGTTCTTTACAATATACACAGATGTAGATGTACTGAGACCAGTAGTTACAGCCGTAAATCCATCAGACGCACTTACTGCGTAAAAGAATATTCGCCTACGACTAGCAGTCGTTTCATTCTGTGTAAATTGAAACATTAGTTAAGCCCCGCATTTAATCCTACTCTAGGTTCCGTTGCACTACTTCCACCGCCAGTAAATGCCATATCCTCAATAATGATTTGCATAGAGAATAGTCTTGTAGTATTGGATGTAAATGCACCACCACCAGTATTACGAGATACATAAACTATATCTGTAGGGTTAGCAATAAACACTTGTTTATGAGAAGCGTTTGCAAATGTCATATAAGCAAATGAACCAAAGTTAGTCGCACTAGTTGGTTTAATGGTTACAGTGTAATCAGTACCTGAATTTAAAGTTGACAATGTTGCAGTATTAAATCGCAACTCATTGTGTGAGGTATTACCAGTATGTGTTTGGTCTCCATCAAATGATGTTGTTTGTAAAGCAGTTAATCCACTGTATAAAACAATATCAAAACCACCAGTACCTAAGATAGCACCTAATCTTATTCCAGCAACCTTATATGTACTACATACAGTTGATGGAATTCTAAATGTCATACCTGCTTCAGCCGGTGCTGTAGTATTATTAATTCCTAGTTGAGCAAATGTTTCCATTGGGAAACCATATACTCTAGATGCTGTACTGTAATAGAATCCCGGACAAGCAGAGTTCACACGAGCAAGTGTTGTACCAGTTGTAATTTCATACCCATATGGATAACGAACATATGGGGTAATAGTATTCCAACCACGAGTAACTGACACACTATCTGTTGCAGACCACGTACCAGTCATACCTTTTACAACAATGCCAAAAACTACCCCCTTAGGGATAGTAACTGCTGTCGTAAGTGTAAATTCAGTAAATACGTTGATTGCTGGAACAGGAGTTGCTGGGACAACAGTTATTTCTTGATATGCAGTTCCTGCTGCTCCACTAAATGTAGCATCTGCCCATACTGGAGTTGATGCTGGATATCCAGTGGCTGCGTCAATATAAACAATTCCTGCACGTATAACTCTGTTAACAGATGTTCCACCAACAGCAGTAAAACGTGCTGCCACCTTAGTAATTGTTACTGCATCTTCTGTTCTAAATATCTGTCCCTGTAAGTCAGTAGTTGCGTCAAGGATACCAGCAGTAATTGCTGGAAGGTTACCGTTTGAAGGAAATGGGATATCTGGATAAACAAATTCAATTGTAGCCATTAAATCCCTTTCACATATTGCTTATCAACATTAGATGGTTCGTATCTAACTACGTCACCAACTGATATGAGTCCTGAAGCAACCAATGATGATGCAAGTCTTTTGATGGATTCAGATGCTGCATTTACATCATCTGCAACACAACAGTACTTTTGATATTCTTCTTCAGAACCAAACTGAATGCCTGTACCGTCACTAAAAATAATCTGCCAGTACTCATCTATGTAACCCATATTCGCTACACCAATATCGTACATTAGTCCGTATTCTTCTCTACGACTTGAGTCCTAAGGCTATTGGCAGGAAGTGAAGAATCAGGACGTGTAAAGAAGGCTAGACCAGCAGCAAGTGCAGCAGATGAAGCAATGCTCAATGCTTTTACGCCTTGAACAACAATCGTTTCCTTCAACTGACCAACAGTTACAATAGGAGTATTCTGCAACGCAGTTGCAATGACAGTCATAAACGTAGATACAAATGCAATGAGCGCAACCATAAACAGTCGGCTAAATGAGATTCCATTAAACATTATTTTGTCTTCTCCTCTAACACACGTAGTCGTTCTTTGACGTTCTGAAGTTCTTTATCAAGTGAGTTTATCTCAAGCCTCATATTATCAACAGACGCTTTAAGGTCACTAAACTGCCGGTCTGTATTTTGACTGAGATTAAGGATTAGCATTTCAATCCGGTCAACCCTGCGAATCATTGTTACAACACTGATTGCTGCGCTGAGGATAATGCCGACAACTGTTCCTGCTATATCCTTAAGTTCCATCACCCTTGCCCACTTGTTACTGGAGGTATTGCAAATGGGGAACCCGGCATTTTAAGGAATGAATCTAATTGACCCCAAAGTCTCATACGTGATTCGTTATATACATTTCCCCAAAATGAACGTGCTGCTATAGATGGGTCATCAGTATTTTTTAACACCAGTTTGTATGCTGCATATGATGCCCACATTTTTAATTGAATGTCATCAGGAATTACTGTAATTGTTAAAGTGTCATCTGGTGGAGTCAACTCATCTGGAAGAGCAAAACCAGCAAGAGTCCCTGCGCCATACACAGTAATAACCTGACTAGTAGCAGGTGATGGATACAACCTAATTGAATAGTCACCTAGCCTGTACCAGTACTTAGCGGTCCCTGTAGCCTCTGATTCAAAGGATGGAGAATACGCCCTAAGTGTAGGTTCAGAGCAGTGTACGAGGCTTGTGGAACCCGCTGTGACCGTTAATGGAAACCACAACTTATTGGCATCATTCTGAACAGTAATAGTTGGAGGTGGAGTAAATGTCGGAGTAGGTACATATGCAGCATCACAGACAACATCAGATAGATTTACAATTGGATTACTCTGAGTGATAGTCGCTTTTGCTGGTACATAAATGCACGTTCGGCAACATTCATTTACTGCTTCATTGATATAAGCAATAATTGTTGTTGAAGTCGCTACTGATACTGTTCCAGTACCATCTCCTACTTCACCTAAAGACGAATCAGTAGACTCATTTAAAAGTCGTATTGTCTCGTTGTATAGAGCAAGGGCAGTAGCCATTAAACTGTTCTCCTGCCATATGTTGCAGCATAGGACTCAACTTGTCCAATGCGTTCATTGAATTCCGTTTTAAATATAGCAAGGACATCAGCGTCCTTCATTTGCATTGCTCTTTTGTATAAGGTTCCATATACAAGACAGTCGTGGGACACATCAGGCAGCGGACACTCGTGAGAATCTGCAAGAGCAACTGGGTCACCATTGATATCGTATTGCCATATACTACCGGGCTGGCAGTATCCTTCAATCATTATTCCATTAGTAAGAGCATCTGTTGGTGTGGGTTTAAAACCTAAACGGTTCATACCCATAAGAATACAAGCGTCAATTTGAACACCCATATTCATTCGGTACAAATCAGCCTTACGGTCTGCATAATCAAGCAGTTTAATCCGTCGATAAGTACCATCATTTTCAAGGAGGAATACTCCCCTAATACGATACATATCAGGGGAGCAGTACTCAGATTGATTGGCTACAAGGTCAAGATATCTCCGACCAAATAGACAGTCTGTCTTACGTGCTATCTCATTAGCGGTCTCAATGATTAGGTACTCCAAACCGAATGGGTCAAGGTCTTGCTTGCCACCAAAGTGATGGAGACCAACCATACGAACCTTCTGTTTGATTTCACCTAGATTCATTGAGACCTACCTAACTAGAACGACACGCCCATTGCGCCTTCACGACCATTCTGAAGTGCAATAGCATTGATTGAGACTGTTCCTAGCCCACCAGCAGTTACGTTAGGGAACGTAACCTGCGCTTGCATAGCACGGTTGTTGCTCAAGATTGGAACAAACTTGAAACAAGTACCATTTGCGCTGAATGGACACGTTACTTGTGGTGTTAGTGGGACACCATTCTTAAGTGTACGGTCAGCGAGAGTGGTTGCAGCAGCAGGTACACCTACCTGAACAACCTGATGAATAGCACCAGTAGAACCAGTACTAGTCATTGCAATGGCTGTTCCACCAACTGTTGCCGAAACACTGAATGCAGATGTTGTAGCACCAGTCACAACATAATAAACAGTATTAGGGTTAAGTTCTGGAGGAAGCACACCGCTCGATACAAACATAACTGGAGTATTCAGGACGAAAGCCTGAAGGAACGTACCAGAAATAGTTGCAGATACAGCAAATGTAACTGCTGGCTGTGAATCACCAACAATCTGGAACTTATAGTCCGTCAAACCAGTGCCAGCAAGTGCAGTGTTTTTAGTAATGAACTTGATGAACGACAACTGATTCTGTCCGTTTCCACCCAGAATAAGTGCCTGAGCAGAAACCGATGGGACATCACCCTGTGCGCCAAAGCGAACAGCGTCTCCAATGGTTTCATTGAAGTTGGACCAGACATCGGAGATTACAGCAAGACCGTTGATAGTACCCGGCATTGCGTAAATACCAGACAACTTATCAGCCGATGCGGTAAATCCTCCTGCGCCCGAACCAATGGTAGTGAACTTAAAAGAGGCTTTAGGGTCTCTTGCCATTTTATTATTCCTTTCGTAGATTAAGCGATTGCTTGAACCTTAAGCCGACCCAATGCACGGGTGTGTGGAATCCACAAACCGATGCCCCAGTCGAAGACTACGTTGTGCATGATTCCATTCTCTTTCGAGAGACCTAGGTAAGTAGGCTTGAATGGACCGGACTGCCATCCTTCAACATATCCCTTGCCATAACGTACAGCATAGATGTGCGTAGACTTGTTAGCAACTGGACCAGCAAGAGTGTTTGCAATGATTGGAGTCACACCATCAGACTTTCGTCCTACGGTACGAATCGTTGCAGCCTTGTACTTCTCAACTGGGCGGTCGAAGGAATCCTGCGTAACGTCAAAACCTGCACCAATACCCATAGTACGGATTGCAAATTCAATCTGACGCTTTGTGTATTCGTTCATGTAAAGAACGACACCGTTACCATCTGGTGCATTCATGTTGTCGAACAATTCCTGAATAGCAGAGAAGAGTCCGTTTGAAAGTGCAGCAGTGATGGAACCGGGGACAAGAGTTGCCTGTGTCGTTGGGACACTGATATCCATTTCAGAAGGAATATCGTAGTCAGCAAAGTTGTCAAGACGATAACCGAGTCCGGGGAAACAATCGACGTTACCCGTAACAGGGTTATTGTTTACGAGTTTGTCATTGAAGTCATATGCAAAACCTTCAAGGAAGATTTGAACCTGTGCTTCAATTGGGTCGATGATGTTCGTTGGCTGATTAAGCAGTACTTGGTCAACAAGAATCTTGTTGCGGACAAGATACATCTGCTCTTCATAGGACTTTGGACGACCCTTAACTGCAACAGGCTCACCATTAACGGTTGACCAGTTTGGTCCGGGAATACCAGAGTTCAGATAACGAACACCGATTTGCTTGAGAGATGGAGACGTGTAGAGTGGGATGTCCTTAAGAGCATTCCACGTCTGATGAAGAGATTTAGTGATTTCCTTGACGAGCGGGTCGTTGCTGATTGCCGCTTGGTCAGCCAAGGTCAAAGCACCGTTAAAGTCGATTGCCATATTCGTGACCTTTCATTACCGATTATCGGTTTGTTATTCCCATCAACTGGCTCAGGGAGGACCTAGCCCCACCATAAGACTGTTGATTGCCACCAACCACTGGACGTGCTGAACTTGCTTGAGATTGCGGAGTTGGAGTACGTTGACCGTGTGCAACCTGTTTTGCAACTTCAGAACGAAGTGATTGAGTGAGTCTACCTACGTGTTCATGCACCATTTGTGCTGCTTTGGTTGGTTCATTGCCAGCACTAATAAGAGCATCAACAAGAGCAGTAGCCTCTTTTGCCAGTGGATATTGTTCCATTGCAGTCGTTCGCTCTTGATGAATCATAAACTGACTCACCTCAGCCATTGCCTGTTGGTAGCGGAACTGCGTCAACTCGGCTTCTAGTTGCAACTTTGCAGTTGCAGGGTCTACAAGGTCTTGTTGTTCTAGTTCACGATAGCGATTGACAATCTGCTGCTCTTCCATCTGCTGTTGTTGCTGTTGCAAAGCACGTTGAACATCAGCAGCGGATTGGTAACCTTGTTGCTCAAACTGGCTAATAACATCAGCCCATTTGTCAAGTCGGTCAGAATAGCCTCTTGCCCTATCGTTGACTTCCCTGAACCTATCGTAAGGGATAGGACCGGGGTTGGACGCATCTTCACTGGTTGGCTCCGACAAATACCCGAAGGATTCGTCGATTGTGGATTGCTCCACAGGGACATCAGCACCATCGTTAACGCCTTCTGTGCTATAGATTTCGGGGTCGGCGGAATCCCTAATCGTGTCCATAATGGCGTTACCAACGCCATATACGTCTGACGCACCCGCTGATGAATCGGATGTCTGTATCATCATCTCGTCTGACAAATTTATCGTACTCCTTTATTTACTCATTGCCAATAGTTGGCGATTGGTTTTGCATTATTTGATTTCGCAAATTCTCTTTGGAAACTTCAACAATGCTCTTTGCTGCATCGTTCTCCTGAGTAAGGCGAGAACGCTCACGCATTTTCTCAATGTCAGCAATCTTCTTAGCCTCAATCTGGGCTTGACTCTTCTGAACATCAAGTTGTGTCTGCATCTGGGCTGCTTCTGGGTCAAACTTCTGACTCTTCTGCGATTCCATCTGCTGTGCTTGAGCCATTTGCTCTTGCATCATCTGTGCTTGCTGTGCCATTGCCTGTTCCTGCATATTTAAGTGATTGATAATCTTTGCAGTCTCTGGCAGTGTCAGCATACTAACCACAAGTTTATTGGTTGCTGGGTCTTGTGGGTCACCAAACAATCCCATCTGTCGCATAGCGATGACCTTCTGAAGTTTCTGGTCAGGGCTATCCTCTTGAGTGGACCCCGGTACATAAACAATTCTGTACTGACCACCACTACGGATGTGTTCAAAACTGATTACACCTTGCTCAAGTTTTTGCATCGGATTGGCTTGTTCATCAACATTACCAATGAACGGTGCTACGCCAAATTCTTCAACAAGTGCAATTTCCCACTCTTTAATCTTTGCTGCTGATATCTCAATGTCAGCACGAACATAACTATGTTGAGTGTTGTCGGCTCTCTGTAGAAGTTGCACTGCTTCCGCTGGTGTACCAGCAGGTGCTTGCCCTTGAGATACATCATGCAATCCCGCAATATCCATCATGTCTTTTTCAAGATATTGAAGTAGAGGAAATAGGTCACCACCAACACCCGGCGCACGAGATACAACAGGTGGCTGTGAGCCTACGTTATAGTAAATCTTTTTGTATGTGCGAGTCTCATCAAGGGAGTCATCACCAGTATGATTGAAAGCATCAGCACCTATGTTAGACAACCTTTGAACCATAACATAATCACGCTGTTGCTCAAACTGCTCAAGCATACGTGAGTACACACGGTTATAAGTCTGCTGTAATGAACAGAGGTCAAACCCTAGGGAGTGTCCATATGGAGTACCACTACGTGGTTGCCATCGAAGTGGGATGAATGGGAACTCGTCCTTCTTCTTGTATAGCCACGGTCCAGCGTGAAGCAAGACTGTGTTAGTGCTAACTATATATCGCCCAGATGGATACTCTTGTGACGGCTTTTCCCAATATTCATAAACAACTGATGCACGTTTTCGTGAATCACTTTGTGCAAGACGAGCCGTAGATGGAGGAGTCCAACCATTACCTGAACCATTGCCACCTTCAAGGTAAGCATCAATATACGATGCATTGTTACCCATAAGCGCATCAGGTGAAACTAACTTACCAACGTCACCATAGTTATCTACAAACCACGAGAGCGGTTTAGCAGACGCATGAATAAGCCACCTAACATCTGCATCTCGTTTGGCAGTTGGGTCAAGGAATATATCGAATGCTGGAAGAATTTCTTCCTTGACATCTCCGATTTCAATATTCTCATAACCAGTAACTTCTCCAGAATCAGGAGAGAAGTACGGCATAATCTGTTGACCACGGGCATCCCAGTAAATCTTTAGATATGAAGTTCCGCATACACAAGCCCAGCGAACACGTTCTTTCAACTGAGTCTCACGACTGAACTTACGATTGTAGTGACCACAGATGTGGTTGGCTTCTTCAGATGCTAGGAGGTCACGTTGGTTCTGCGAAAGGGGAACTGCTCTTGCGTCTGGACCTACCTGTGTCAACTTACCAACAACACCATCAATCAATGGACGCATCTTATTGACAGTGATATATCGGTTAGCCTCATTAGGATTCTGAAGGTTAATTAGGTTACGTGTTTGACTACTAATGGTAAACCACTGCCGACCTTCAAAGAAGGCAATAGCCATAGCCCATTCAAGTTCCATTTCACGCCTAGCACGATATGCAAGTTCAAACTGCTCTTTAACGAATCGAGTTACTTTACGCTTCTCTTCATCTGGTGCATCAGGTTGTACTTTCCATTCGTTTGAGTCGTGGTCAATAGTGAGGTTAGTATCTTCAGTAGTAGTTTGTGCGTTAGTAAGTTTCTCACTTCCGGGAATGCCAGAAACAAGACGCTTTTCCATCGCCATAACCTTTGGTTCACTCTGCTTAGATAACCGCTCGGCAATCTGCGCTGCGAAACCCTGCATGACGTTCATGCCTTGAGTATTCTTTTCTCTACTCTTAAACAGCGGTCTTCTCATTAGATGTACTTATCCTTATTGTCCACAGACTTTTTGACAGGTATTCCCCTTCTAATACAGTGTAGTTCATACGCTATGTATAGACACGTTGCTATTATAGGTATGCATATCAAACTCAAATAAAGGTAATTCATATTATAGATACTTGCCTTTACCATATGAGTCATCTGCCCACAATGGCTTCCACGTTTTCTTTGCCTCTACCTCAGGACATACCACAGGGTATTCACGCCACATTAGACCATACCTAAACGAGTCAATAGCGTGGTCAGACTTTGTGCCAGCATCAATATCTTCTGGGTCTCTAGGGTCTGCCATTGTGTTGCTAATTTCTCTAATCAAGTTAGGACACGCATTACGGACGATACGTAATCTAGGGACAGGTCTACCTTCAACCATTCTACTGGCAGCCAACCATTCCTTCATACGTCTCCATCCAGCCTTGCGGTCTTTTACCGCACGAACGGCAGGAAGACCTTTTCTCCACCACACTTCAACTGGATACTCACCAATTCGCTGCTCATGATTTTGTGGAGGAAATGTATTAGCCCAGTCAAACGCAATAGCCTCAAGTTTAGTATTCCACTTTCCGTCTTTAAACCGCTTGTCAGCGGGTTCTCCTAGTTTATGTTTCTCCATAAGGAGAAGAGCATTCTCAGCCTGTTTTGACGATACGCACCCAGCCTCATACCATTCACCAATGACGTAGACATTCTCTTTGTCATCGCTGGCATAAAGTATAAATGCTGCTGGTGAGCCAGTACCAAAGTCATGACTAGCCCAATATCTCCACCACGGTTGAAGTTCAACGTGGTCTATGACGTGCCACGGTTCTCCATCTGAACCATATTCCTTAAACTCAGGAAATGCTCTACCGCCTACACCAACGTCATGCTGACACTCACGTAGGAAGGCAATGATACCGAAGTCATCAATCTCACGCTGACACACTTCAATTGACTTGTGCGCCCACGTTGCTATACCACTAGTAATCTTGTAACCAACACGACCGTCTTCACGCTCTACTGGTTCATATACTAGGTTTTCTACAGCAGGAACAATCGGTGATTGAATTCTGTTTTGCAACATATCAATGTCACCACTAAGTACACGACTCATAACTGAGTTGGCATGAATCCTATTCTGCACAAACGCAATTGCACAGTCAGTTGATTTAGCAGGAAGGATTGTTGCAGTGATTGTTTGAATCTTCTTCTCGACACGATTGACTGAATCGTCTAATTCGTCAATATCGTCCAGAATAATCATATCCGGGCGAAGGCTGTCCAACTTTACACCACGTGCGCCAGTATCTAGACCAAAGGCTAGGATATTAAATCCATTCGCCGTTCTCAGTTTCTCTGCATTCCATCCCTTTGAATACCCATACTTATTGATTGCTCTCTCAATACCACACCGTTCCATAGTAGTTGCGATATCAGCAACGTGACGGTTGGCAGCATCTTGAGTAGCACATACATAAAGCAGAAAGCGACGAGATGCCTTGACTGAGATTCGACTTGCTATCAACTCCATAGTGGTTGATTTGCCACCGCCACGAAACCAGCATTCAATTAGGGCTGGAGGAGGAGTTCCATCTTGAATACTCTCTGCCCATTCCCACGCACGAGTATGGTGCGCTCCCATTTCTGATGATGCAGCATGAGGAGCAAACACTTTTAGCCATTGTTGATATGGCATCTCATGACCATTGATAGGATGCGCTCTCGTATCATCAAAGTCACCCATATCAATTGCGTCATCAAGTTTCTCACGCATTGCTTCAAGTAGGGCAATAGATAGAGGCTTGTCTGGTCGGACAAACTTCTTCAGTGCTTTAGGCGTTAAACGCTTATTGACTGTTGGCTTCTGTGCCATCTACAACCTCAGCATCAATGATGTCATTGTTATCGTCATACACTTTCAGTAACTTATCAATGCCAACTTTAATGGCAGCAAATTCATCTGCATTACGGACAGATGCCTTTACGATGTTTACAACTTGCATGACAAGACTAAACGCTTGGTCAACCTCAAGGGTATATGCTTTTGTCTGAAGTAATCTTTGTTCTGCTTCAACAATACTAGTTCTCTTTTCAATAAGACCGAGAACTTCCTTAGATGCATTCGCTTCTTCCGAAGTAGAAACAATCGCATCGCCCAATGCTTTGAAGTGCATCATAAAGTCTTCACTATGCAGATTTGATTCGCATTGTGAGTACAACTTACGAATAGAATGTAACTGCTCAACGGTTACACCTTCTGCTGCTAGTTCAGCACGGTGGTCGATAAGAGCAGTAATGTAGGCAGCATCATCTCGTAGAGACCATAGGTCAGGGTCTTCACGTAGTTCATTGATTCTAGATAGTAATTGACCACCAACACGTGCAAAGCGTGAACGACCCACGCTCTTAAGTCCAGTCGTAAAGTTAAGCGTTTCAAGGTTAGACTCCATAGGTTTACCACCGTGTGTAACACAGAAGTTAGAACCCTTAATGGCTACGTTCTTACACTTTACTACGCCAACACCACGTACAATTTCTGCATCACAGACTTTGACTAGTGTGCCATTACGGTCTTTGAACCTACCGTTATCTTTTTCAATTACTGGGTCACCCTTCACTTACGTTTCGTAGCCATCCTTGCTTCAGACAATGCAATTGCCACTGCCTGTTTAGGGTTCTTGACTTTACTTCCACTGGAAGACTTAAGCGTTCCGACTTTGAATTCGTGCATGACCTTTTCAATCTTAGTCTTTTTAACTGCTGCTGTCTTTCTCATATTGCTATTGTATACTCTCTATATGTCAAATGTGCCAGTAACGCCAAAACATTATCGCTCTTCTAAGTTTCAAGCCATCTCAGTAATTCGAGATTGGGGTTTATCCTTTGAGTTAGGGAATGTTCTTAAGTACGTACAACGTGCTGGCAAAAAGAATAGTGCCTCCCAACAAGAAGACTTGCAGAAGGCACTTTGGTATCTATTGCATGAGATTCATGCTGATGTTATGGTCGTTGACTACATCATGTCTAAATCTAATGCATTTAACTCTGAAGAAGACTAAAATCCTCCACCAATTCCAGCCTGACGTTCCATATCTTTATCCATCGTAGGTTTTCCACCTACTCCACGGCTAGGCTTTTTGCCATAAAGATACTGGTTTAGTTTTGCACGTCCTGATGGATTAGAGGCAGACAACTGATTCTTCTTCCACATATCATATTGCCCTAAAACCATTTGTTTCATATTGTCAGACATACCACGATACTTTTCAGTACCAGTCATTAGCCGACGAGCCTCATCAAAACTTTTACCTTTACCAATGAGGTCAACAGCATATCCAATAGCATCTTCAATTGGCTTATACTCGCCCTTCATTCCAGTCATATGGGTGGAATGACGGTATACGCCATCATTTGTGTTTCCCATACCTTTAGCCATACCACGTGCCATTTTTACTCGTCGGGTTTCGGCTTCTTCTCGACGAAACTTTTCCAATTCAGGAAATTGACCAGCAGCTTTTTCAGATGCAGCAAGTACACCTGCAACTCCTGCAACTTTAGCAGCACCCTGAAGCATTGCAGGGGTGATGACTGGTGGCTTAGGAGTTTTACCTGCAATCTGTTTTACACCATCAAATAAATGGTCTGGAACATGAGTTCCTGCTCCACCGTGAATTCGAGCAAGTTGTCCGCCTGTACGTCCAGCAGTTTCAGCAACAGCCTGTGCGCCACGTGTTAGTGCTTGTGTACCACGAGAAGCCAACGCTTTTGTTCCAGCCTCAGCAGCCTTCTGACCAGTTGTTGTAAGTGCTTGTGTTCCACGAGTAGCAAGTGCCTGTTGACCACGGGTAGCAAGGGCTTGTTGACCACGACCAACTAATTCAGCAGATGGTCTACGCATAATGGCTTGCGATGTAGTATTAGAACTATTGCCAACAATATTAGGATTGGCTGCTCGCATAGACGCTTGAAATTTGCTGACTGCTTGCGGATTACGCAATCCAGATGTAGGAGCAGTAGACTTAGGCTCCATACCTGCTGCTGCTCGCTGCGATGCGTTATATTTACGAATACGCTCTAGGCGAGCCGAATCGATAGGCATTACTTGCCACCTTTCTTAAACGGGAACATAGGTTTCTTGCCACCCATTTTAGGGTGTTCTTTCATTTCGCCACGCATCATCGCTGCCTTAGATGCTGGACGCTTACCATACTCTTTAGTTTCAGCCTTCATGACACCTGCTACACTAGGCTTCTTCTTCATTCCGTGTTCGCCTTTTTCAATGCCCATCAACTCGGACATTGTGCGACTACCCTTTTTCATGACCATATCCCCTTTGGGATATCCCATACCTTGTGGCATATTACTTCTTCTTTCCTACGCCCATAGCCTTTGACATTGCAGACTGACCTGCATATGAAGACTTATTAGACGATGCATATGGATTCATTGAAAACGATGGACCACCAGAGTTACCAGAGTACTTAGTACGGCGGAATCCGGTTGCCTCATCTGCGTTGTACATTGCACTAGCAACAGCAGCCATAGGACCCATTGCTGCGGCTCTACCACCTACTTTATCTAGTATGCCACCACCACGTGGCTGTGGTACTGCTGACGCACGTGCTGCTGATGCAGTACCAGTCAATCGCCCACGAGCAGTTGCCGCATTAGCAGCATCACGTGCTGTTACTGCATTTGATGATGACAATGCCCTTGCATCAGCACCAGCACGTGTTGCTGCTGATATGTTAGAGCGTGATTCTCCTCGCACTTTTTTATATGCTGCGGTTGATGCATTTAGACTATCTTTAGTGAATGTTTCCCTCGGTCCATATTTTGGATTGAGTTCATGCAAATCGGCTTGTTTGCGAGTGATAAATTTATCTTGTGGCATACTAACTACCTCTGTAGATTTTAGTTGCAGCAGTGCGCTGCTTCTCACTGCCATAAACTACTAAGTCATTTTTACGACCTGCGTGTTCTACGGCTTCCGCTTCCATTGCTTTTCGCAACGAAGGCATTGAACCCAACTTATGCTCTTTCATTTCCATAGCACGAATCTGTTGGGCAGTAGGCTTTTTCTTGAGACCGTGTTCTTGTTGTTCAAGACTCATCAATTTACCCATCGAAAGATGGTTCAGATGTTTATTCATCTGGTTAATCATTAGCAGTCCCACGCTCTCAGTGATTTATTAATACGTGAGTTAGGGTCACGTGCGGTTTTAGCAGATGTATTCTTTGCTCGCATCCCTTCCATCCTGCTACAGAATGATTTACGTCTGCCAGCATCTGCTGTTGTTTTAGGATTTGGTGCTGGAGGTTTTAAGTTAGCACCCGTGGTTTTCTTGAAATGCGCTCGACCAGCAGCATTCAATCCACCCTTAGGGTCTTGATATTTTTTTAGTACGCCCATATCAGGGATTGTACACTTATGCATTTCTTTATGCACTCCTGATACAATTGACATATGGCTCAACGAATGATAACCAGTACAGATGACCCACTATACATTAATGCTATAGTCCATCTTGCCAATCTTCTTGAAGAGAAGACATTTGGTACACCACTAGGTGTATCGGCTGCGTGGAAAGAGAAGTTTAACGGAAGCATCTTCTGCCCTGAAGGATGCATCAATGGACGTTGTCCCGGTCATAAACTAATCGTTAATCTTGCTGACATTCGCAAGCATCCACAGTTCAAGTTCCTTGTATACCATTCTGAGGTATATAGTAACGGCAAGACACATAATGTCATCTACTTCTATGAGGATGACGATAAGGCTGAACGACAGTTCAATGAATTGTGTAAGAGGGGCAAATGAATAGCCTGACCACACGTGAGTTGCAAGTGTTGCATTTACTGGCAGTAGATGCTTTGTCCGTAAAAGACATTGCTGAATCACTTAAAATAAGCCCACGTACGGTCCACTTTCATTTACAGAACTGTTACAAAAAGTTGGGATATGAATTCAATGCACGTAATCAAACACGTGTAGTCATTGAATATCGAACATATGTAGGTGTATAATTAATCGTCTATAGTTCCCCTCCCATTACTTAGACTCCTTCCGAAAAGGTAAAGACCAGCAACCCCTTCTGCTGGTCTTTATTATTGTCAACTTATCTGCACTTTATCTGCCAGTAGAACCTAGTCCACCTTTGCGTTCAGTATCCATTGATATAGGCATATAGATGGATGTATCACATTGTGCAAAGACTAGTTGGGCAATGCGGTCACCCACTTTAATTTCAAATGGTCTATTGCCAGCATTCTTAAGGATAACCTTGACCTCATCCTTGTAGTCCGAGTCAATGATTCCCGGTGCATTAGCAACAAACACGCAGAACTTTGCAGCCATACCTGAGCGACTACACACCATAGCGTAGTGACCAGCAGGGATGTTCACTGATACCCCAGTGTTAATAACTCTCCAGTCACCGGGGACAATACGGTCATCGTGACAAGCAGATAAATCAAATCCTGCTGCGCCACTTGTTGCACGAATTGGAACGACTGCGTCAGGATGTCGTAGTTCAAACATTTTCCATCTCCAGTTCTTTGACTGCTTGTGCAATCAACGGAAACTCTTCCTCAAATAAAACATGAATCTTGTCTGCTAGGTCAATGTGTTCTAATTGTGTTCCATTACCACGTCTTACTTCTAAGTAATGAATCCACGAGCGAACACTGCCCTTCATAAACATACGTGTAGGAGTACATTCAGGAAGAATCATACGTGCTGTCTCTTTAGCAACACCCTTTGCTATGAGGTAATTATATGTTTCATACACTCTGTCAAGCGTGACAGAAACAAGGTTGTCAAACTCAAGCCCATCCACTTCATTAAGTGGGACTGATTTTTGGCGGTTCTTTGGATGAGTACCACGCATAGGTGGTGCAACGAGAAGCCCTCTAAATTCTGCATATCTTTGACTAAACTCCTGAAAATCAAATGAGGCATGACGTAGTATCTGCTGACTAACTGCACGTATGGTGTGTATCTCAACAGACCATTCAGCCTGTGAAAAGATAGACCAATGCTTATTCTTGATACAGTACTTGATTAGTCGCTTGTTTTCTTCTTCAGTGCGATTGTCCTGATTAGGTGATGAAACACGAGCGCAGTAACATATTTCTTCTTCTGCATCTGGTGTTACCCACCTTGTCTTAGCAGTGTTGAAGTCAAACATAATATAATCCCTTATGAGACCTACGTACGAATCTCAATCAGATAGAAATTGGCAGTCACTAGCCAAACAAAAGATTGAGTCTAAACTGTTCATGCTGTTCGGTGACAGTACGGTTATGGAGGAAGGACCCTTCAGTAAACACGACTTCACAATAATAGCAAATGGCTGTGAGGCAATAGGAGAGTACAAGAGACGTACTCACAAGTTCGGCACTTATCCAGATGTAACCCTCAGTGAATCAAAGTGGAACCACCTACGAAAGTATAAAGGTTCCGCTTTTATTGTTTTTGAGTTTACGGACGGCATATATCTTGGCGATGTTACAAATATGCCTAGCCTTACGGCAAAACTGGGAGGTCGCACCCTCAGGACTAGGGACCCCCTAGATATCCATATGTGTGTACAGATACCTATTGAATACCTAGTCCCGTTGAGGCTATGGGTTCCCCAGTTTATTCAGCAAACGGGTCAGTAATTTCCTCATTGAGGGAGGCTGCTTGTGCCGAAACACTCTTACTGTCTCCACCTGCCGAACGATTGCTATCCAGTGGTTGGACTGAATCAGCAACAATCTCGAACGCTTTACGTTCGTTGTTTTCCTTGTCAGTGTACGTACGTACCTGCAAGCGACCTTGAACTGCTACAAGCCTACCTTTAGTCAAGTAGGTGCAAACAAAGTCTGCTGTCTGTCCCCACGCAGTGACATCAAAGAAATCAGATTCCTTCTCACGTCCCTTACGGTCTACTGCTAATCGGAGGTTAGCAACACCTTTACCAGTCTGCGTTTGACGATGTTGTGGGTCAGCAACAAGCCGACCAATTAGTGTGACACTATTCAGCATCAGTAGTACCCGGAAGAGTGTGCTGTACTTCCACACCAGATGGCTCTACATTTTTGTAATGCATAGTAACGATGTTTTGGCGAATAACGATATCAGCCAAAGAAAGAAGCCACTTAGCAGGTACACGAAGTCCAGCATCCTTAATAAGTTGGCTGATGTACACCCACGAGTCATTAAGAGCCATCGCCGGATATTCCACGCCATCCGTTGAAACACTGACCATAACACTGCCATTAATTGAAGGCACAAGCGTAACTTCAACATCACAATCCCGTCCACGACTAATCAGATTCATGCATAATCTCCTCTGACAGTTACCTGTCATCAGTGTCAGTATATCATAGTGTTAGCGTTTAGGTTTATTTACTTTGACGGAGTGGTCGCTATTCCTGCTGAATGAGCGATTTGCCGATGGTGATTTGAGTATCAAATTGGACAGAGAATTGGAGCCACCCTTTGAAAGTGGTTTCTTATGGTCAATGTCTTTCCCTGCTCGGCTAACCCCATTCGCATCCATAGCCCTACGAGCCTTCTGGCGGTCCATACGGGCGGGATGTTCACCTCTAGCGACCTGTTGCTCATATTCCTTTTTGTAAGGTCTAGGTTTGGTTACGTATGGCATGACTAAGTATAACATTTTGCACTGTGTACATATGTACATACGTAGTATGTATATATGTATTCTTGTTAAAGGGGTATCGAATTCTTTCCCCCCTAAAGTATGGTTTGATAAAATTCTTTCTACCTACCCTCTAAAATTCTTTCCCCCACAAAGGTATGGGATGGTGAGTAAATATTATCCACTCAATGGATAGATTTATAACTGCATCTTCATGATACAATTGACAGGTAGCAAGTAGTTCAAACGGTAGATGGGACGGCATATCCGTACTCGATAGGTGTTCAAATCACCTCTTGTTCCTCATATGATTTTAACGATAAGTTCATCTAATAGACCCGGCAAGCCTCTGAATATGCTCAAACCGCCGGGTCACTTTCCCGCTTAGTTCAGTGGTAGAACGTGTGACTGTTAATCACAATGTCGATAGTTCGAGTCTATCAGTGGGAGTTGGAGTATGATTAGTTATGAGTGCTGCTAAAAAGACTAATCCATCTCTATGGGGCAAGGTTGTCAGTGAAGTTAAGTCATCATCTAAGGGTGGTGACGCTGGTGAGTGGTCTGCACGTAAGGCACAACTCGCTGTTCAAAAGTACAAGGCATCTGGTGGTGGATACGTTGGACCAAAGAGCAGTGATAACAGCCTAAGTAAGTGGACTGACCAGAAATGGAAGACCAGTGATGGTTCTCCTAGTGAAGGCAAGAAGCGTTATCTACCTGAGAAGGCGTGGTCAAGTCTTTCCAAAAAGGAAACAGTTGCTACGAATAGGGCTAAAGCAGCAGGTAATGCAGCAGGTAAACAGTTTGTAGCGCAGCCAAAGGCTGTCGCTAAAAAGGTGTCTAAGTTTAGGTAAGTAGGAGTATTGATATGACTGGTATTGAAGCATTCCAATCGCTCAAAGACGGCAATAAGGTTCGTCGTAAAATCTGGACACCAGACTGCTACGTTACAGCAGAAGAATACGAAGGTGAGTACGAGATTAATCCTGTAGGAACTCAGGTATTCATCTATGATGTTCGCTATCTAGGAGTCTTTATACTTGAGCAGATGCTTGAAGATGGAGACCAATGGGAAATATTTACACCTTGCACATCTGACAGTAGTGATGTAGAATAGGTATGTCACCGAGAGGTGATAGAACAAAAGGAATACTTCAGAAAACCCTTCCTATTGTTCGACAAATTAAACTCTGCAAAACAAAAGAAGAGCCACCTATACTTAGCCCCGTGTATACGGACGAAGCCTAAGAGTAAGGTGGTTTTTCTTTGTCTACTTGCGTAGCACTTTGCCTGTGACAATTGACAGGAGTCTCTTGTGCAACGTATGAATCTCTTCAGTCGATGCATTATCAATATACGCAACGCTATCTTTATTGAAGTCTTTGTAACCAAAGTGCAGGATTAGTACGTCTCGCATATCCTTACAGTTTTGACGCTTTTGGTCAACAGTCATAAAACAAAAACCACCCCGGTGCTTATTCAGGGTGGTCCATTTGGTTGTTGTTTTTAACACTCACCTTGCGGTGGCACAGACATTGTACACGAAGCACCCTTGTTATCATCC